TCTGAGGTATGAACAAGTTCAACTTCAGTTGTCTCACTTAGATAAGCGTATGTGGCGGATAGAGGCTATGATCATGAGTTCAACAATCGTGATCGTGTCTCTCGCCGCTGTAATATTCAGTAAAATGTAAGAGGTGTGTGATGCTGGCGGAACTTGCCGCCGCTAACGCTGCCTATAAAATAATTCGCTCAACAATCGCCAATGGTTCTGAACTGCTTAAAGCAGGGTCAGCCGTTGGCGCGTGGGTTAATGCCAAGGAAGATCTCACGAAAAAAGCAAATAGCGACAAAAATTCATTCTGGCACAGAGGCAAAAACCCTAATGAGTTAGAAAGTTTTATGGCGTTAGAGGCAATTAATAATCAACAAAAAGAAATTGAACAGGCGATGATTTATTATGGTCGCCCCGGCTTGCATCAGGATTGGGTTAGATTCCAAGCAGAAGCAAGAAAGCAACGAGTAAAAGACGCGGCTGAACGCGTTAAGAAACGTCAGCAAATCATAGAAATAATAGCTATCGCAACTGGTATTGTCGTTGTCGGAACTGGTCTGACACTGCTGTTTTACTTTGCGTACTGGCTGAAACAAAACGGAGCATAGAATGATAGCAGCTTTGATACCACAGTTACTGCCTCTGGTGAGTAACGTGTTGGACAAAACTATCCCAGACAAAGGGGCAAAAGAGAAAGCCCTACAGGACATCGAGAAGAACCTCGTAGACAACGCGGCGAATATCAGCCTCGAAACCATCAAGACAAATCAGATCGAAGCGGGTAGCCGTCACTGGTTCGTTGCGTCTTGGCGACCAGCTATTGGTTGGTCATGTGCGCTAGGAATTTTCTGGGTGTTCATCGGCTTCCCCGTCTCACAGTGGGGCGTTGCGATGGCTGGTGTGGACGTAGCTATGCCGGAGATCAAGACAGATATTCTATTAGAACTAACACTCGCCATGCTTGGGATGTCTGGACTTAGAACATTTGAAAAGCTGAAAGGCATATCAAAATGAGCGGGCCAGCTAAAGGTAAAGCAAAACTAAAGATCACGGCAGAAGGTCGCCGTGTATCTTACGGGCAAGCGGGGAAAGCCAAGGATGGTTCTGCCCGTGTCCAGCCCGGAACAGGTAAAGGCGATGCTTACTGTGCGCGATCTAATGCACAGATGAAGAAGCATAAGAAAGCTGCCTCAGATCCTAACAGTCCATTACGTCTCAGCCGGAAACGGTGGGGCTGTAGTGGTAATTCATCGACAGCATAAGGAGTCATTATGCCAAACGTAAAAGGTAAATCCTATCCATACACCGCTAAAGGTAAAGCCGCCGCAAAGAAAGCCGCTGCGGGCATGAAGAAGCCAGTGAAGAAGAAGAAGTAGCATGGCGGGTAAAGGTCTTTATGCCAACATCCATGCGAAGAGAAAAAGAATATCCGCAGGGTCAGGCGAGAAAATGAGGAAGCCGGGCGCAAAGGGCGCACCGACAAAAGCTAATTTTACTAGGAGCGCGAAGACAGCGAAGAAGAAATAATGGCTAGAGTAACGCGATTAAATGAAGGAAGTGAAATCACGATCCCGCTGAGAAACTTAGTGTCCATGATCGCGTTCACTGCCGTATCCGTTTGGGTATATTTCGGTCTGACAGAACGCCTCAGTTTCTTAGAGCATGAACAAGAGATGATGATCATTGAGATCGAAGAAAACGATGATTGGATAGATGATTTTAAGCCACCTGAAGATGTTCAGATGACTGTGCAGAAAGTCCAAAAGTTAGAGATAGAGATAGAAAAATTAAAGATGCGAATGGAACAACTGCACAAATGACACCCGACTTAATACTACACCTAATAACTATGATCGCAGTGGTCATAAACACCACCATCAATGTGATCCTATACAGAGACAGGAAGAAGAAATATGAGCGACCAGAGTAGAGGATCTTTTTGGAGTTACGCTTGGAAAAACACTAACTACAAACGTAGTCGCTTCGCCCGTAATCACAACAACATATACACACGTCAGCAAAAGAGTGATGTGAGTGTCATTCAGAAAGCGCAAAACTCTTGGAACAAAATGACAAACTATATCATGACAGGAAAAGGTAATGACTGATACAAAGCTACTGCGTGACAAACTATTGAATCGTCTTGTCACCATAGTTGATGACGAAGAGTTGTCACCCTCGATGGTGTCAGCCGTGGTCAACTTCCTCAAAACATTTCCACCACCGGAAGAACTTGAAGACCTACCGACAGCCAAGAAGATTGCTGACAGTCTGAAGAAGTATCAGAACGTGATGCCGTTTGACGGTAAACACTGATGGTTCGTTCAGGTCTAGGTGATGGTACTGCCGGTAAGAGTACTCAACCAATTATGGTCTTAGATCCAATGGCTATCAAGACACCCGCAAAACAAGCGGCACAACAGGCAACCAGTAATATGCAACAACAAGCATCTGGTTCATCCAGCGTAAAGACTATGAAGACATCCAACAAAACTGGCTCTGTGGCAGACGCAAAGGACGCGATGTTGCCACGACAGGAGAAGGATGATGTAGCTGGTGCAGTCAATGGTGTCGGCGCAAACATCGATGGATACAGGCGTATCAGTAAGAGACGCTATGTAGCTAGAGGATCATCACCATCATTATTAACAGGAAGATAGTATGCTTAACCCACTACAGATTGACGGTAAGCCACACTGGAAAAGTACTTTCCCGAAAGAAGTGTGGGGAGCATACGGCGACTTCCGGAACTTTTTGTTTCTCGTATGGCAACACCTTGGCTTGCCAGAGCCAACACGCGCTCAGTACGAGATAGCACACCGACTTCAGCATGGCGTAGATACAGCGGAGATGGCCAATGGGCTAACTATAGAAGGGCCGCGAGAGGACATTATACGTTGCTTTCGTTCCCTTGGAAAATCTTACATCACGTCCGCTTACGCCATCTGGAGACTCATGAGAAACCCCAGAGACGAGAAGATTCTTGTCGTGTCTGCGACCGGCTCTAAGGCTAAAGAGTTCGTGGCGCAGACCAAGGGTATCCTTGAGTCTATGGAACTCGTTCAGTGGCTGTTAGAAGGCCCTCGCGAGTCCGGAGCAAACAGACGTGACATGGCTGACCAGTTCGATGTAGCTGGCGGTTCTCTGTCGCAATCGTACAGTGTTGCCGCCAGAGGCATCACCGGACAGATAACAGGTAGTCGTGCAACGCTGTTGGTTGCCGATGACATAGAAGTGGAACGTAACAGTTTAACTGAAGAGGCGAGGCAACGGATCGTCAGGGTTATTCAGTCAGACTTCGTTCCGATTACCAAGACAGAACACGGTAAGGGTGACATCATCCTACTAGGTACACCACAGACAGAAGAGTCAGTGTACAACAAGCTAGTCACAGAGATGGGCTTCAACTGCTTTACGATACCGGTACGATATCCGACCGGTGATAAGCTGAAGAACTACCTGATGACAGACAACCACACCGGTCAAGAGAAAGACATCCTTGCGCCTTACTTACGAGCCATGTTCGTAGATGAGGAACTATCGCATGGTGAAACTACAGACCAACGGTTTGGCAACGAAGAACTCATGAAGATCGAGGCTAAAGGTAAAGCCTCATTCGCATTACAGTATATGCTGGATACCAGCTTGTCAGATGCGGAGAGATACCCGCTGCGTCAGCATGACCTCATCATGATGTCGTGCAACTACCAGAAAGCACCGCTGACAGTTCAGTGGGGTAGACACAACGATAAGCACAACCTAGTGAAAGACATACCCAACATGGGGTTCTCAGGGGATCACTTCCTACGTCCGCTCTTTGTGGACAGTAGCTGGGAAGACTATGAGAGCAAAGTGTTGTTCGTTGACCCGTCAGGTAGAGGCGCAGATGAAACTGCGTGGGCTGTCGTAGGGGCTTTGAACGGCATGATGTATGTACTTCATGTTGGTGGCTACGCGTCTGACCCCGCCGATGCGATGCTGAAGATAGCGATGGATGCAAAGAAGTATGACGTAGCAACCGTTGAAGTTGAGCCTAACTATGGTCAAGGCATGTGGGTCACCGCATTCAATCCGATCCTAAGTAACGTATGGCCAGGTGGCTGTACCGTGGTTGAATCTGAGTGGGCTAGAGGACAGAAAGAACAGCGTATCATCGATACACTAGAGCCGGTCATAAGCGCACACCGGCTTGTCGTAGATGAAGACCTAGCGAGGACGGAAGCCCGTGCCGATGACCATAGGTATTCATTACTATATCAATTAACACATATAACAAGAGACAGAGGCTCGTTGAAACACGATGACCGGCTGGACGCACTTGCTGGGGCTGTAGCCCACTACCAGAGATCAATGGCACAAGATGTCAACGAGGCAGCGCAGGGTGTCCGTGACCAGCGTATGAACGAAGAGATCGAAGATTTCATCGATTGGATGCAGGGCGGTGGACAGATGTTCCGTGGGGTCAAGCGTGGTGGTCAGCGTACCGAAGTCTGGATGAGTGACAGGAAACAACATGAGTCAGTATAAATTATCAGAACGATCCCTATCGAAGCTAGATGGTGTACATCCGTCACTAGCTGATGTCGTTAAGCGGGCTATCGAACTATCAGAGATAGACTTTGGTGTGTCAGAAGGTCTTAGGACACTTGAGACACAGAAGGAGTACTTAGCGAAGGGAGCATCAACAACATTGAAGTCTAGGCATTTGTCAGGACACGCAGTTGATGTCTATGCATATGTCGGTGGTATGGCTCGTTGGGAGATGCCGTTGTACGAAACGATAGCAAAAGCATTCAAACAGGCAGCTTATGAACTCAAGACTCCGCTGGAGTGGGGTGGCGATTGGACTAGCTTCAAGGACGGCCCGCACTTTCAGTTACCTTGGGGTGAATATCCGGCTGATGTCGAAGGACATCCTGTTTAGCTGTAGGATCATCGTACAGTGACCTTAGTTCTACTATAGTGGGTAAGTAGCCCGCGCAGTAGACTAAGGCACTCACGGGGCTTCTACGGGCTTCTAACGCGGATTCAAAAATAGCCTTCGACTTGTATGGGGTCTTTTTTGCCAAACCGCATTGAGATCCCCCCATGACCCCCCTCGACCAGGCTGGCCAGGGTCTGGCAGATTTTTTCTGCACGAAAAACGGCGCGACCGGCACATTGCTGGCACATTCGCGACCGGCGACCGGCAAACCCTATGCAATGCGGGCGTGTCGCGGGTGGGGCTGTCATGTTATCGCAATGCTCGACCGGCAATCGCTGGCAATTATAGTTCGGCTGCTTGCGCGTTATCGCGTGAAACCGGCGGATTTCTGCCAGATAGCGCACCGATGCGATACACTGTTTTTTTGTTTGTACAGTGATACTGAAGTTATCGCTTTACATTATCGCGCTGTTGTGCCTTATAATGTAGTCATGGGGCGCAATGCCCGCAAAACGTAAACAAAACGCAAGCAGAAGGAATTAAAACCATGAATGCAATTAACAAAATTGATGTCACAATACCTCGTTTTGATTTTATCAAATCATTCGAAGCATTAGCGCGATTTAAGCGGATTATTGACGTTTATCCATCATTCGCAAACTTGCCGGACAATATCAAAAATCAGATAGTATCCAGCGATAAATGGTCGGTCGATTTTACCAAATTACCGGAACGCCTGTTAAACTTTGCGAATGCAAAGACAATCAAAGGCGAGAAAAAAGAAATCCGCACCGGCGTTTTGTATCTCGCACCGCACCGACTATCTGGTCGCAATGTTTGTGCTATGGCTGATTTAGCAAATTGCGCCGAACCATGCCTAAACACTGCCGGTCGGGGGCAGATGCAGTCAGTCCAGATTTATCGCATTCGCAAAACGCTGTTTTGGTTTGATCATCCAGAAGCATTCAAAACCCTACTATCAAAAGAAGCTGATAAGCTGGTTGCCTATTGTGCCAAGCGCAATTTAACACCGGCTATTCGCCCAAATGGTACTAGCGATATTCGCTGGGAAAATCATATCTGGTCGCTAATGGTCGCGACTAGCAAGCGCGGGGTTAAATGGTACGACTACACAAAAATCGCTAATCGCATTATCCCAGATACCGGCGTTTATGATTTAACTTTCAGCTATTCCGGCGCAAATCCCCGCTATCTGCAACAGGTCGAAACCGCCCGCCAGTTAGGCTATCGGATTGCGGTTGTATTCCGGAAGCGGGAAAGCATACCGGCGGAATTTTTGGGGATGCCTTGCATAGACGGCGATGACACCGATTTACGGTTTCTTGAGCCGTCAGGCGTTATTGTTGCGCTATATGCTAAAGGCGGCGCAAAGACTGACCGTTCAGGCTTTGTTGTTGATGTACAGTAAAACTAGAAGTATCTGGAGCAGTACTATGAATATAATTTTTATAATTCTTCTAATTGGGTCGCTGGTCGGCATGGTCGGCTGGTGCGTGTTTGTCATGGATTGCGTAGGGGAATTCCGGCGGATGTATCGCGCAGAATACCGGCGCAAATTAGGGCGATAGGCGAAACCGGCGAAAGCCGGTCGGCGGGTGGTTGTTCGCCCGTCCTGATGATGCCAGCAAGCAATCAAACATAAAGGAAAAAACATCATGAATGTTCTATCATTATTTGACGGTATGTCATGCGGGCAACAAGCCTTGCAAAATGCCGGTATTCCGGTGACTAAATATTTCGCCAGCGAATTAGATAAATTTGCTATCCAAGTAACGCAAGCAAACTATCCGGACACCGTCCAGTTAGGTGATGTGCGGGGCGTATATGCTGAAGAGGGATATTTATTAACCACCGGCGACAACCGCGCCCATAAGATCGATTTATTGATAGGCGGATCACCCTGTCAGGATTTCAGCTTTGCCGGTAAACAAGCGGGATTTAGCGGCGACCGCGGGGCATTATTCTTTGAATACGTCCGGCTATTAAAATCACTCAAGCCCCGCTATTTTCTGCTGGAAAATGTCCGCATGAAAAAAGCCAATGAACAGGCTATCACCGACTATCTGGCAGAGGCTGGTTATGACGTTCAGCCGGTGCATATAAACAGCAACCGGTTCACAGCCCAGAACCGCCACCGCGTATATTGGACAAACATCCCGCTTAATCAATTGCCAGCCGATGCCGGCATTAAGCTGGGTGACATTCTGGAAAGCGGATTTACTGACCGCGACAAGGCGCATTGTATTGATGCTAATTACTTCAAAGGCGGCAATCTGCGTTCATATTTCATGAAACACCGGCGGCAGTTGGTTGCTGAAGTTGATAGCGGTCTGATACTAGCCGGACATGCTGACCTGAAGGGGCATGACTATAACCGGCGGGTGTATCACCCAGACGGTAAAGCCCCGTCATTGTGTGCCAATTCTGGGGGCAATCTAGAGCCGAAAGTTTTGTGCGGTGCATTCCGCGGGCGTTATGACCCAGACGGCGGTACGAGCCAGCGTCTTGAGTTACAGCTAGACGGGCGCACAAACAGCCTGACAACCGTCCAGAAAGATAATGTCGCTGTATCAATTGATGATGTGAAATGGCGGAAACTCACGCCCCGTGAATGCGAAGCCCTGCAAGGCGTTAAGACAGATTACACCGCGCACGTCTCAAACACCCAGCGTTACCGGATGCTTGGCAATGGCTGGACAGTACCGGTTGTCGAATACCTATTTTCTGGAATGCAACTACAGCAAAGCGAGGTAGCGTAATGTCAATAGTGCTAGATACAATTTCAAACACCAATGAATGGCGTTTTGCGGATGCTGGGTGGGGTCTAACGACCACCACCGGCAAGCCCTACCGGTCAGCCCTGACGAGCGCGCACGATGCCGACAGGGAAATCATGGAGCATTTCAACTTTCAGGATGATGAACCAACAGAACTGAATTTTGACTAGGCGAAACATCCCGCGCAATGCGGGGTGTCTGACCGGTGATTGTCTACCGGCACTGACGAGCCAGACTGCCGACAAAAAGGAACTGAAAGAATGACTAAATGTATTTTGACAGGAAAAACTTATCCCGACCACACACCGCAACAGCATCGCTCTGTTAATGCCGCCCGTAAGAATATGGAATACGGGCTGGGGCAGTTGGATTGGCTGAACGCTGAACACCTGAACATGGCGCGTAAACTATACGAAGCCATCCAGCATCTGCATCAAAACAGGGCTGATGAATTCAAGCAAAAACTGCATGAGATAAACACCGCGACATTCAAGGGAATGCAGGGCAAGTACTTCACTGAATCAGAGCGCATAGAGAATGCGTCAGAACAAGCCGACCTGTTCATGCAGGGCTTGCACTATGGCGAGGTGACTGATGACGGTGTTGGTGTGTATGTGGAAGAAGAGAACGGCGACATTCGCTATTCAGATTGGGCGCAAGATATCTTCAATGAGCGTTACGACCATCACATGGCTGAGAGTTACTTCGAGACAGACGATGTGTGCCGCAATGGTAAGCCTATCGCTGACTGTGAGTGCTGTTAGATGGTTAAGGTATATCAATCAGGTCAGGGCTTGCTGTCAGTCGATATGAACGGCAAGCCCAGCGGTTGGAAAATCGCTAATCGTGGCGGGGTCTGGCAGTTGTATCAGATAGCACCCTATCGGCTATTGTCTACAGACCTTGCGCCCTTCATCAATCGCGCTGAATTAAGCCTGATTGTGGCTAAAATGATACGCGCAGCCTAACTGAAAAATGCTGCAAATGGAGCATCCTTATGCCAATAAAACGACCACCATAAAACAGGAGTAATTGCCATGATAAATTTGATGGTGCGCTTTGCGCGACCGGACGATATTTCGCCGGACGCAAGGTGCGAATGCGACAAGTGCGACAGCCAACCGCGTGTGTCTCAGGCACTGGACATCGACCTGTCTGAACAGGAGTTGTGCATTGCTGATGAGATACCAGCGGGCGCGTGTCCGCTATGTGAAGATGGACTATTGTATGTACTGGAGGAATAATGCAGAACCCACAGAAAATTTTTATGATAACTGAACACCGGTTGCCACCCAGAACTGATAGCAGCCGTGGCTGGGGCAGAACAGCCCGCGAGTGTCATGCATGGTGTAGATACTTTGCTGATGATTATGAATGGAACGAATGGGATTCCAGGGCCAGGTTGTGGCGCGAAAAGCAAGCTAAGTATCGCGCATCATATGAACTAAATGAACAGTTAGGAATCAATGGTCACGTCTCAGATCCAGCTATCGAAAATGAACTGAAAGACAGAGGCCTTGAAGAAAAGGTACAGCAATGCTATATGTACCAGTACAAGACGCAGCTTAACGTAACTACAGGAGAATGAATGTTCAAAGACCTAGTCTCTATGAGACACACAAGACAACATCCAGTTGATCGTATCAGCGGATGGTTTGTCCTCTTCCAAGCGATATTATTCTTAGCACTGGCGATAGGGTGACAATTAGAGCATCCTTTTGCCATGGACTATAAGTTCCTAAAGTTCCTAAAGATAACTTAAAGTACCTATAGTTCCTCAAGAGTATTATCATATAGAATAACAACTAGAAGTATCTAAAGTTAAACTAAAAGTAAGGACGATAAGAGCAATGGCTTATAATGCATATGATGCGTCTTCTAGAGAGGCGCGGATACTTAGAGCCGATGCCGGAGATTACATTAAGAAACTCCGCATCGCTGCGGAACTCACTCAAAGAAAACTTTCTGACCAACTAGGGCTAGAGTACTATACATTTATCTCTCAGCTTGAGTGTGGTCAGGGTAGGTTACCACCGAAGCTATGGGTTCAGACTGCAAAAGCATTAAGACAAGATCCAAAGGAATTTTCCCTGAAGATGTTGTCTTATTATGATCCGTATGCACATCACGCAATAACAACTGGGAAGGTAAAGAATGACTAACGTAATAACACTAAACAACCATCGTAAAAGTAACCTGTTATTCACTACCGATGACCGTAGATATCTTAGTGATATGTGCAAGGCGTTCAATCGTGTGGAGTTACCACATGAATTGATTTACGGACAAACTGACGAAGACCAAGAGTGGTGTCTTGTTCGCAAGCTACTGAAACGCCGTGAGGGTTCTTTGTGGATCTCACAGAGTGTCATTGTCGGTGAGATATCAGTCACACAAGCTGGCTATCGACACGCTGGTAATTGGGGAACTGCAACTGCCACCAGCCTCAAGGAACTATTCGCTGCCCTAATGCCATCAGTCTATGACCAAGTCAGAGAGGGGGTGCGATAATGCTAGAGGTGTACAGCAGACCTAACAGTCCGTACTGGTACTATAAAGTTCCGGTACTCGATGACGATGGTCATGTCATCAGCTATGAGCGTGGGTCAACCAAACGTAAAGACAAAGGTGAAGCCCGCAAGGTTGCACAAGCTATCGCAAAGAAGATACAAGACCGCGACCAGCTTGGCATCCGTGAAAGCGGAACGATTGCTGATGCCGCCACCATGTACATCAATGAACTGGTCGCGACTAACAAGCCATCGGTCAAAGACGCTCGTACTTTTCTGAGTAAGTTGTCCAGTAAATCGCGAGGCAGCGAACCTATCAGTCGGTTGAATAAGCATTGGCTTGCCAAGCTGAAAGCATCCCGACTACAGGACGGTCTGTCTCCAAGATACATCAACAACGAACTCACCTTCTGGATCTCTGTGTTCATGAAAGCCCGCGATGACTACAACATGGCGGTCGATCTAAGCACAAACTTTAAGAAGCTAAAGTTATCTGTGAATCAGAAGACCCGATACCTGATGGACGGGGAAGAGGAACGTCTGTTAGCTGAACTGCATCCTGAACGTGACATCAAGGGTCAGCCAGGATTCGGTGACCGGCATCCTGAGACACAACAGAAACTACAAGATCAGTACGACCTAGCAGTCGTGCTAATCGACACCGGTGTCCGCTATTCTGAAGCCGCTGAGTTACAGTGGTCGAGCGTAGACACCACCAACTGGACGACAATCAATGTCTATCGCAAAAAGGTAGGCAATGAGGGTCTTCTGGTTATGACGGATCGACTGAAGGACATATTGCAAAGCCGTTACTCTCTTTCCGGCAACAGCTATTATGTCTTTGCTTCTCCTACAGATCCGTCCAAGCCTCGCGGGTACTCAACGAAGGGTATGTGTAAGGCTATCGCCCGTGCCAACTTGAACACTCCTCCCTTGGTTCAAAGGTACGGGCGATTTACTGTTCACTGCTTCCGCCACACTTTCGCCTCGCGATTGGTGCAAGCAGGGATGTCACTCTATGCAGTTAGCCGACTGCTTGGACACAGTGATACACAAATGACACAACGCTATGCACACCTATCGCCTAGCCAAGTGGCAAACGAAGCGGCTGACATTCTTAACAACTTGAGGACTGACGTATGAACTATGATCAATTTATGAATAAGATATTCTGGATGTGTGTTGATGCACTTAACGAGTGGGCAGCTTTAATGGGCTGGACATACGAAGAGTTAAACATCTGGATCTTTATTGTGGCTCACCCACTACTCACACTCTTTCTATTCTTCATGGTGTGGTGGCAGAAGTCGGCACACTATCGGCACATCCAGCAAATGCATAACAAGTATTTACTGTACACGGGCGCATATTTATCTAGGAAAGACAGTTAGTTAGTTTGGTTGCGGGGGTTGGATTTGAACCAACGACCTTCAGGTTATGAGTCTGCAATCCCCGCACTAACCTATTGAACCCATTACATTTTTCACTGCTATATCAAACGACTACAGTGAAGCTAAGTTATAAATACAGTAAACACAAAGGGTTACCATGAATAATGATTTCGGCACATTACTAGCACACACACTCGATCCAAAACTTGAAGAACAACAGCGGCGGATTGAGTTGGCGGGTGTAGAAGAAGGGGTGCAGAAGTTCCGCAAGTTACTAGCGGAAGGACGTATCGCTGACGCTGGAGCGGGGCGCAAGATATTCACTGAAGTTATGCAGTTGATTATCCCAGCCATCCGTGAAGCACAAAAAGAAGCCATCGAAGGGATTGCCAACAGCGGACCAGGGGTACGACCTGTCTGGTGGTGGTACATCAGCTTCGTATCTCCAGAGAAAATAGCGTACATCGCATTGCGCTCAGTCTTATCTATCCGGTTGGCAATGTCCAGCCTTGGCAGACCAGCGCGTAACGTCTGTCTTGAAATTGGTCTGGCAATGAAACAACAGGTCGAGTTCGAGACATGGTTAAGGAATTCTAAAGATGAAGCACAACAATCGGGTGGCGTTGATGTCGCGGCTCGTCTCGTTAGGACGGCGAAGAACTTCAACCAACGTCAATGGGGCAACTGGTCAAGACGAATTAAATCCATCGAAACACTCGAATGGAGACGTGATGTCCGGATGCATATCGGAGCAAAAATCCTCGACATACTCATCGAGAACGGTGGTGGATTTATCGAACTCAAGTACGTCCAGATCAGAAACAAAACAGAGCGACAAGTATTCCTAAGTGATGCATGTCGCGCCATGATGGAAGACATCAACAGCCAGCTAGAATTTAATACACCGGTACTCAAGCCGATGATCATCGAGCCTCGCCCGTGGTCATGGGATGAAGAGAACCAGCGTTATGATGGTGGCTACATCATGGTAGATATCGAGTTCATCAGAGGCGGACTGCATAAACATACGTCTGTCTTGAATGACCCGCTGTCTCGCACTACCAAGCGGGCGGCAAACTATCTGGGCTGGTGTCCATTTAGGATTGATGAAGATGCGCTGGAAATAGCGCGTGATTGTTTCATAAACGACACGCAAGCTATCGAGTGTATCCCATCGCCAGACCCACAAGAACTTCCAGCCCGTAAGACTGAGATCGAATGGGATGCTATGTCGAAGATCGACAGGGCAGCTTGGAAGTATGAACTAACGAATATTCACGACAAGAATTCCCGCGAGGTATCGAAGCGTGAAGCTACTATTCGTAAGTTAAATCTAGGCGATCAGGTAAAAGGGCGTGACCTATATAATGTCATCAAGTGTGACAGTCGGACACGCATGTACTATGTGACCCCAGATCTAAACCCTCAAGGTGATAGTCTAGCGCGAGGTGTTCTGCGTTTTGCTGACGGGCAACCGTTAGGTGAACGTGGACTCCACTGGCTGGCTGTCCGTCTCTGTAATACATACGGAGAAGACAAGATTACTTTTGAAGAGATGCAAGAGTGGGCGACAGATAACCATGATCTGATCGTTGCGTCCGCACTAGATCCCTTTGGTTCAGGCGACCGTCTATGGACTCACGCTGATTCAGAACTTGAGTTCTGGCAGACGTGTGTCGATTGGACACAAGCTACTGGCATGGACAACCCAGCTAAGTTTGTATGCACCCTGCCTGTACACCAAGATGGATCGAACAACGGACTCCAGCTTCTGTCTCTCATCGGTCGTGATCCTGTCGGTGCAAAGCTAACTAATTGTTCCGCGTTACCGGAACGCTTTGACATCTACAGTGCCACCGCTGAAGTAGTCCAACGTCTTGTCGCTGATGATATTAAGAACGGCGTGAACCTTGAGCAAGCGCACAAGTGGATTGGTAGTATCGACAGGTCTGTCTGTAAGCGGGCTTGTATGACTACCAGCTACGGTGTGACACCGCGAGGCATCCAAGATCAACTGATTAAGGATGGGTTCTGTGATGCACTCGATGGAAATAAACTAGAGAACGCCGGTTATATGCGAGACAAGCTAGTGCAAGCACTCGATCAGACGATTGTCGCCAGCCGTCCTATCATGGAATATTTCCAGAAGTGTGCAGTAGCACTCGCGGAATTTGACAAGCCACTTCGATGGGTTACTCCCGCTGGTTCTACTATCCAGCAATCCTATTGGAACGTGGCTAAGTCTGACGTGAAGACTGTCATGGGTTCTTACTTTATGTGGGATGAAAATCCAGAAGGTGGTCTGAGCGTCAGGAAACAAATGCTGTCTTCCTCGCCAAACATAATCCACTCGCTCGATGCATCGCTGATGCAAAAGGTAGTGGTTAAACTTAGAGAGGAACATCACATCCATAGCATCGCTGCGATTCATGACAGCTTCGCAGTACTGCCTAACAACGTGGATGTCATGCGTGAAGTTATACGCGAGACAGCATACGATATGTTCAAAGGCAATTGGATTGAAGATGAATTCCATCCGTACTTAAAAGAGTACGCACCGGATGTGGATTTACCTGAGTATCCAGAGCAAGGATCATTCGATGTGTCAGAGGTTTTGAAGGCTAAATATTTCTTTGCCTAACCTTATTATACAGTAAACCTAACACTAGCAAATAGAGTATCCTTATGCCAACAACATACCCAGCCCGTACTCAAGAAGCAGAAGACTTGATTACACAAATGGCATTCATCTTCTGGACGTTGGGCTATCTGCCTGATGACTGCAAGTCGAGACTTGAGGACATGGGAGTGGACATCGAATGGTTCACATCCCAAGCCCTTATGTTTCATCCAAACCTAAACGAACAAACTAAACACTGAGGTAAAAGCTATTATGGCAAATCAAAAAGCAAGCATCCAAGTCTCCCCAAATTGTGTCGCCGCCTATGCATGGTTGGCAAAGCCAGATGAAGGACAAGAGTTCTCTGACGGTAAATACAAAGTCACAATGGTATTCAACAAGGGTGACGCAGAAGTCGAGAAGTTTATCGAGACACTCAAGACTGTGTCCAATGAACTAGCGACTGCTGAATTTAAGAAGCTACCTTCCAATCTTCGGATGCCATTCAAGGATGGTGATGATACTGAGAAGGAAGACTTCCAAGGCAAGTGGCTCATCACTGCTAAGACAAAGTTCCAGCCTGGATTTGTAGCCAGCGACAAAGGTTCACTGGCTGTCGAAGACTGCCCGTCATCGGGTGATCTGATCAAGGCATCGTTCCAACTCAAAGCGTACAACACCGGCGGTAACAAAGGTGTAACCAGCCAGCTTCGCAATGTGATGCTGATTGACAAACGCAACTTGGGTCAGGGCGCAGCCGGAGACTTTGGCGAACACCAAGCTGTGCAGAAGGATTCGTCTGACGATGATGACTTCGACATCGCAATCTAAGTTTGCTGAACTGGTACGGAACTATCTTATGGAGCGCGGGGCAACGGTCATCTTCCTAGAAGTAGAACCAGTTCCCGCATCCAGACCTCGCGTTTCGAGGTGGGGTACTTACTACGGCAAAACGTATGACAACTTCAGGGTCAAATGTAGAGAAGCACTGCGTCAATTTCAGGACACGGTGAAGCACATGGAACAACCCATCGAGTGTCTCATAGAAGTCGTGGCTAAACGCCCGAAGACATCAAAGAGAGATTACCCGCGTGGAGACGTGGATAATTTCGCCAAAGGCCCTCTCGATTCCATGACCACCAATGGTTTCTTTTGGAACGATGATGACCAGATCCTCGCACTAGCGGTGATCAAACGATACGCCGAACCGGATGAGCCGGTAGGCATTAACATAACTTATGTGGAGACAGTATGACACAGATAGAAAACTTAAAGAAACACTTCAGTATGCGTTCAACCATCACGAACATAGAAGCACAAAACCTGTACCGCATTCGTGCGTTGCCCAGACGTATCAGTGATTTGGAAGAGCGTGGCATGAAGTTCAACCGCATCCGTAAAACTGATCCAACAGGACAACGATATGTACGATACGCAATCATCCGTGATTAAGACGCATGAACCATGCGAGGACTGTGGGTCATCTGATGCACTCACAGTCTATGAGGATCATACCTATTGCTTCTCTTGTCAGGAGCATAGGTGGACAGATGAACGACAACCCGTAAGGAAAATCATGGACTCTAATCTAGTTAGTGGTGGTGTGTTCCGCGCCTTGCAGAACAGACGCATCACTGAAGACACTTGTAAGAAGTATGGTTACCGGCTGGCAAAGGTCGGTGACAAAGTCTGCCACGTTGCCCCGTACCGAAACAAAGCCGGTGACGTGTGCGGACAGAAGCTACGGTTCGAGGGCAAGCAGTTCCAGACCCGTGGCGACATGACTGATGTTCAGTTATTCGGACAGCATCTTTGGAAACCATCGAAACGCTTGGTCGTTGTCGAGGGTGAGATTGATGCGCTCTCTTACCACCAGTGTACCAAAACCTGGCCAGTGGTGAGCATCCCGAATGGCGCACAGTCAGCATCGAAAGCTATCGCTCGTAACATCGATTGGGTTGAACAGTTCGAGGAAGTTTGTTTCCTCTTCGATCAGGATGAACAAGGCATCAATGCTGCGAAGCAATGTGCCGAAGTACTGAGTCCGGGCAAAGCCACAATCGCAACGCTCGATAAATATAAAGACGCAAATGAGATGCTTGTAAACAATGCGGTCAAAGAATTGTTACACGCAGTATATAACGCCAAGCCCCATAGACCGGATGGGGTTATAAATGGAAAGGAGATTTGGGATGCAGTATCTAAACCTATCGTTATGGGTACACCATATCCGTTCAAATCTTTCAACGATGTCCTCATGGGCATTAGACCGGCTGAGATCATTTGCCTTACGGCTGGATCTGGAGTTGGTAAGAGTACGATTGCTGCTCAGATTGCGTATGACCTCGCTGTCAACCAATCTAAAACTATCGGTTATGTGGCACTTGAAGAGTCTGTTGGGCGCACTGGGTTGCGGTTCATGTCTTATGCCTTACGAAAGCCCTTGCACTTGCCTCAAGACATATCAGAAGAAGAAAGGCAAGAAGCCTTCGCCAAAACTTTAGGCACTGGTCGCTTTGTTCTTTATGACCACTTCGGTTCTATGGAATTCAAACACTTGCTAAACAAGTTACGCTACATGGTTAAGGCTTGTGGTTGTAACTTCATAGTACTCGATCACATTTCGATCTTACTATCAGGCAGTGAGTTCATGGTGTCGGGTGGTGATGAACGTAAACAGATTGACTATGTCATGACAACACTCCGGTCATTCGCACAAGAAACAAATGTGGGAATGATGGTTATCTCACACCTACGCCGCCCATCGGGTGACAAGGGTTTTGAGGATGGACAGATACCAACGCTGTCAAGTCTTCGGGGATCACAGAGTGTGGCGCAACTGAGCGACCAAGTCATAGCTGTATCTCGTAATGCGAGTGACGGTGAGAATATTCTAAGTGTTAAATGTTTAAAGGATCGCCACGCCGGACGCACCGGTGACGTGTGTGATCTTCGGTTCAATAGTGAGACTTCGTTTCTCGAAGAGGTGACAGAGTTCACAAGCAATGAGGACATTAGGTTATAGCTTCTAAAAAAGTTATTTACCAACGCAAGCTACGAAATGAAAGACGTAAAGCCCTCATAGAAAGACACGGTAATCAATGCGCTAGGTGTGAGCAATCATACCCGCCGGAAGTGTATGACTTCCACCACATGAATCCAGCCGAAAAGGAATTCACTCTGCAAATTTCGCAGATGAGTGCCACCACTTGGCAACGGCTGGTAGAAGAAGCGGACAAGTGTGCGCTCCTTTGTGCCAACTGTCATCGACAGGTACACGCAAACAACGAGGTAAAATATTTTGGAAACAATACTGATAGCAGACATAGAGACAGACGGTCTGATAGCGACCAAGGTTCACTGTTTAGCGATAGCGAACTACCATGCACCGACCGATACGATAGTGTATGCAGATCACCCGAACTATCCACCACTAAAGGACGGACTAGCGAGGCTGGAGACAGCGGACAAGACAGTCTGGCACAACGGTCTGGGATACGATTACCCAACACTGATGCGGATTTTTCCTGACCTACAAATACAGCGAACCAAAGTTATAGATACACTTATATTGTCTAGGCTTGCCAAACCAACCCAGCGTAAACACTCACTTGAATTCTGGGGTGAGCAACTTGGTTACCCGAAGGGTGACTTCAGTGATTGGGAAAAGTTCAGCGATGAGATGGCTGAGTACTGCGCCCGTGATGTTGAGGTGACAGCCAAGGTCTATGAGCAACTGATGGTCGAACTATCAGATCCAACGTGGGCTGAGTCTATCCAGCTTGAGCATGACTTTGCTTATGTATTGAACTTACAAGAACAGCATGGCTTCAGGCTCAACGTAAAGATGGCTGAAGAACTATGCGCCGAACTACGTCAGAAGATGTCGGACATCGAGGTTGAACTCCAAGAGGCATTCCCACCGATAACGCATGAGCGTTGGTCAGAGAAGACCGGTAAGCGGTTGAAGGATAATGTCGAGGTGTTCAACCCTGGTTCCCGTCAACAGATAGCATCACGTCTGACAGAGAAGTACGGGTGGAAGCCTAAAGCATTCTCACCGTCAGGCTCACCGAAGATCGATGAGACTGTACTGTCTTATCTAAAGTACCCCGAAGCCCAGCTACTGAATAACTATCTGTTCTGTCAGAAGCAACTGTCGCAAATCAGCGAGGGTGAATCAGGATGGCTCAAGTGTGTGACCGGCGATGGCTATGTGCATGGCAAGGTCAACACCATTGGAACAGCAACGTCACGCTGTAGTCATTGGGGGCCTAACATGGGGCAAATCAGTAAGCGTGATCTTAGGATGCGTGAAGTCTGGTTGCCGGACGAAGGTGACAAGCTGGTGGGGGTAGACGCAGACGCGCTCGAACTCAGAATGCTTGCCCACTATCTGGGTCACTTCGACAACGGGGCGTATGCTGATGCATTGCTCAAAGGATCGAAGGACGATGGTACTGACGTACACTCACGCACCGGTAAGGCACTAGGAGTCAAATGCCGGGATACCGTAAAACGGGTCACTTACGCATTTTTATACGGCGCAAGTGACCGCAAGTTGCAGTCCATTATGAAGGACGTTGGCATCTATATGAAGGGCAAGGAAGTACGCCAGCGTATGAAGAAAGGTATCACCGGCTTAGAGAAGCTGACTGATATTATCGACAAGCGTTGTGAGCGAGGATACTTGCTGGGCATCGATGGTCGTAAAGTTCCTATCCTGTCACCACACTCAGCGTTGAACTTCTGCTTACAGTCAGCCGGTGCAATCGTAATGAAGAAAGCCTTAGTAGCATTCCATTATGACATCGCGGCTAAAGCTGGTCACGTCAAACACGATAAGCCTGTCTCCTTTCATTACTGCGCCAATGTGCATGACGAAGTGCAGATGTCTGTGCGTGACGGACAAGCAAAAGAAATAGGTCAGCTATTCGCCGCCGCGATTGCGGTTGCGGGGGAGCAACTAAAACTCAAATGTCCGGTGTCTGGTTCATACGACATCGGTGCGAACTGGAAGGAAACACACTGATGGGAACTTGGAAAGTTATCATGATCTTATGTGCCGCCGGTACGCCGATAGGTGGTGACCAGTGTATCCATGCGGAAGATGAGTGGGGGCCTTGGTCTACCAAAGCGCAGTGTGAAGCCCGTGCCAAGCATATGGCACATACATCACTGGCGTTAATGCCACCGACAGATTTGTATTGGAAATGTGAGAGGATTGGAATTCAGACATGACAACAGCAATAATCGATGGAGACATCGTTGCGTTTAAGAGCGCAGCGGCTGTCTCAGTTAAAGAAGACACGCTCATGGAGTTCGACCCAGCGCGGGCAAAAGAGTATGTCGATTACATGATGAACGAGTGGACTAAACACCTGAAGCCTAACGTAACGCTGATGTGTTTTTCAGATCCAAGTCGCAAGTATTATCGTCACGATATATTCCCTGAGTACAAAGCAAATCGTGGTGGAATGGAACGACCTTCTGCACTTACTTTTACTTATAATTATTTGTCTGAAAAATACCGCGTAGTTCAGAAAGCCGGACTCGAAGCTGATGACCTGTTGGGGATATTAGGTACACAACCTGACATCGATAATCCGATTGTTGTCAGCATTGATAAGGACATCATGACGCTACCTTGTAAGGTCTTTAATCCTGACAAGATGCGCCGTGCTATGCGTATCAATCCTAATGTGGCTGACCTTGCAGTATTCAAGCAAGCCATGACCGGTGACTCTTCGGATAACTACAAAGGCATTCCGGGTATAGGTACAGTAAAAGCAGAGAAGATATTAGCAGATGCACCACACCCAAAGTTAGCATGGGATGTCACGCGTGACGCATTCATCAACAACGGACTCACAGAAGCAGATGCCCTGCTAATGGTACGGCTTGCCCGCATCCTTAGACATGGCGACTACAAAGAACAAACAGGAGAAGTAAGACTATGGTCACCCATGAAACCAGATATATGGATGAAGCTATCAGCCCCAGCCACTACCAATTCACCGGATGGGTTACCCTCGAAGACGGAACAAGAGTCCGTGCCAACATCGAAACCAAAGAGTACATCAAAGCCGTCTGTCGAACCCTTGATGGAGAAGAAGCATGGGCAGTCAGTAACGTCCTCAAATACATCAGCCGATACAGAACAAAGCACAAAGACAACGTCAAGCGAGACATCAACAAAGCCATCGAGTACTGCGAGTTCCTCAAAGAAATCATCAAAGAGAAGGAAGAAGAATGATGCGTGATGTGACGTGTGAAATGCTGGTGACCCGATTCAATGAGGCGATGGGGTCACCTGTCAATACGAAGATGACAGTCGATGAACTGATGCTTCGGCTGGATCTAATCCGTGAGGAGTTCACGGAGTTCTCTCAAGAGGTACACAGCGCGGCGTGGCGACTATCACATAGTAAGCCACCCGACAATCTAGAGAACCTTCTCAAAGAACTTGCTGACCTTCAGTACGTTCTATCTGGGTTCGCAGTGGTCTTTGGCCTTCCGCTGCGCCCAGCTTTCAATCGAGTGCATCAAAGCAATATGTCGAAGTTAGGCAATGACGGTAAGCCGGTCATGCGCGAAGACGGCAAGGTAATGAAAGGCCCCAATTATAAAAAACCAGATCTAAGGGATTTAGTATGATAAGCAACCAACACTACGGGCCATCTCTCCCGCTTTCAGAAGAGATAGACACAATCAAATACAGGCAACAGGGCGAGGACTTTTATTCTAAAGTTGTCCGTATTGCTAATGCACTTAAAGACGATGCAAATCATTTTGAAAATTTTAAAGACGCATTACGTCTCATGAGATTTCTACCCGCCGGTCGGGTACAGAATGCTGTCGGTGCGGCTCGTATGACTACAGCGTACAACTGTTTTGTCAGTAGTGAAATCAATGACTCGATGGAAAGCATCATGGCTGTCGCTACGGAAGCGGCGGAGACTATGAGACGCGGTGGTGGTATCGGCTATGACTTCAGCAAGATCCGACCACGCGGGGATCTCATCAAGAGTCTGGAGTCCAAGTCATCAGGGCCTATCAGTTTCATGGGTATCTTTGACAGCGTGTGTCAGACCATCGCATCGAGCGGCCACAGACGTGGCGCACAGATGGGTTGCATGAGAATAGACCACCCCTCAATCGAGGAATTCATTTACGCCAAGCACAACAGCGACAAGCTGACGGGCTTCAATATATCTATCCTTGTGACTGATAAATTCATGGAGCATCTACGCGAGAAGAAGCCCTTCCCGCTGGAGTTCGAGGGTAAAGTCTACAAAGAAGTAGATCCGGTTGCCCTATGGGATATCATCATGAAAAGCACATGGGATTGGGCGGAGCCAGGGGTACTGTTTGTTGACACCATCAACAAGAAAAACAATCTGTGGTACTGCGAAACTATCTCGGCCACAAATCCGTGCGGAGAGCAACCTCTCCCTCATAATGGCGCGTGTTTGCTGGGGTCATTCAACCTAGTAAAGTACGTTCTGGACAAGCAGTTTGACTTCGGTTTGTTCACCGGTGACATCGCGAATGTCGTGCGGGCAATGGACAATGTGATCGACAGGACAATCTATCCGCTCCCAGCGCAAGAGAAAGAAGCCAAGAACAAACGCCGTATGGGTCTGGGTGTAACTGGCCTGGCCAACGCTGGTGAATTGATGGGTATGCCTTTCGCTTCACAGAAGTTTATGGAATGGATGGAGAAGGTATTGTCTGTTCTGCGTGACCATTGCTATGCAACGTCCGCTGATCTAGCAACTGAGAAAGGTAGCTTCCCGCTGTATGAGGAAGAACTATACACTCAGGGAGAATTCTATAAGACGCTGTCGCCGTGGGTTCAGGAAAAGATTATACAGCAAGGATTGCGTAACTCACATCTACTGAGCATCGCGCCCACTGGTACAATCTCACTGACCGCCGACAACGTATCGTCCGGCATCGAGCCACCCTTCGCATTGTACTACGACAGAACCATCCAGAACTTTGATGGACAGACCATCGAGCGTGTTGAGGACTATGCATATAATCAAGGTGTGTCTGGTAAGACAGCCAATGAGATCCCAGCGCAAGACCATGTCCGTGTACTGGCGTTGGCTTCGCGCCTTGTGGACAGCGCAGTCAGTAAGACATGCAATGTCGGTGATGATGTTACCTATGAAGACTTCAAGACTCTGTATGAGAATGCCTACGAGTTAGGCTGTTCTGGAATAACCACGTTTCGTGCCGCTGGAAAAAGATACGGAATTTTGAATGAAGTTAAAGAAGACAAACAGGACAATACCCCAAAGGCTGAAGCCTGTTTCATAGATCCCAATACAGGACAAAAGGAGTGTGCTTAATGACACCCCAAGAATTTGGAATGTGGGGTCTATCAGTTCTCGTATGGCTCTTTGTCGCGTTCTTCGCGGCATGGGGCTATGCGGCTGTTAGATCTGAGAAGAATAAGTTCTGGCTTGAAGAACAAATGCGTCTCCGATTCCTAGAGCAAGTTGATCGCGAAGAGATGCAAATTGAAATCCACGAAGAATAGAGGGGGGTTCTGCCCATGACTACAAAACTTGACGAAGACTACCCATTCCCCGCAACGGCGGTTCAACTGATTGACATGTTAGATCAGACCTATCCGCCTCGCTGTTTAGCGCAGGGAGAGGACGTAGTCGCCCACCACCGTTATGCGGGTATTAGAGAACTGATTGATCAGCTTCTCGTTGCCCGACAGGAATACTATGAGGAACAAAATGATACGTCCAATGAGTCCGTCTGATGTAAACACTTGCATTGCTATGGGTCACGATATGCACTTGGAAAGTTACTTCAAGACAATGGACTTCTCCCCACTAAAGCTGACCCAGCTATGGCAAATGATTGTTGCACAACCTGATGCGTTCTGTGCTTTCGTTGCGGAGAAAGAAGACAAGATCATCGGTATGTTCGTAGGGGTCTGTCAAGAACATTGGTTTGGGTATGACAAAGTCGCGTGTGACTTAGCACTTTATGTGACACCTGAAGAGCGAGGCGGTACTACCGCTATCCGTCTCATCAAAGCCTATGAACAATGGGCGAGAGATGTGGGTGCATCTGAGATACACATCGGCACGTCAACTAACATTAACTCAGAACGTGTAACTAAATTGTTTGAGAAAATGGGTTTCTCTCACAAAGCGTTCTATTTACGGAAAAGGAATTAAAGGCATGTGTGGAAGCAGACCAGCAGCCCCGCCGCCGCCACCTCCAGCCCCGACACCACCTCCAGCCCCGACTGCACCAGCCCCAAGCGCGGCAATCTTGCCAGACGCTCAAGGCTACATTCAGTCTCGCCGGAAGAAAAAAGGTAGTGCGCGTCAGAACCTACGGATTCAATTGAATCAGGGTAACGGCATGGGTACAGCGGTTGGTACAGGCATTAATACAAATCAATAATAGGTGAAACCAAAATGGCAGAAACGGCACGATCCCGCTACGAATTGATGAAGCGGAAACGTGACCCATATCTACGGAGAGCAAGAGATTGTGCCGCTCTGACTATCCCTGCCCTGTTACCGCCGGAAGGACACAACGAGTTTGCGTTACTTCCAGAGCCGTATCAGGGTCTAGGGGCTAGAGCGACAGTCAGCCTTGCTTCGAGATTAATGGTCGCAATGTACCCGCCCGGTAAATCATCGTTTAAACTAGACGTACCACCAGAAGCACGATTGCAGTCTGGTGAGATGGCATTGACCCCTGATATTGAACAGGGTCTTGTCATGTCTGAAACGCTGATCGGTGCAGAAATCGAGCGGAAGCAATGGCGTAGGTCTACGAACCTCGCTTTACAATATCTACTGGTGACAGGCAATTGCTTAGAGTATATGCAACCTGACAACACCATCAGAATTTTTAGGCTAGATCAGTACTGTGTATCGAGAGATATGCAGGGTGATTTGCTGGAAATTATAACAGAAGAATATTTGAGTCCTGAGAGTTTACCTGATCAAGCCAAAGGCATGGTCACGGCAGAAGATTTCAGTGATAACCGTGTGGCACTCTACACGCACACTAAGCGTGATAAGCAGGGTAACTATGAGGTCTATCAGGAAATCAACAGCAAACAAGTTCCGGACTCTAAAGGTATCTATACGATACTCCCATACAACGCACTGAGATACACTTCAGTTGTCGGTGAAGACTACGGTCGAGGTAAAATCGAAGAACATTTACCAGACCTACGAACCATCGATGCGTTGTCTAAATCACTAATTGATGGCGCAGCAATGGCTTCGCGTAACGTCACAATGATCCGACCTAATGCGGCTGGTGGTATTAACCTCAGACGGCGTATTGCAAAAGCAGATAACGGTGACATCGTTGTCGGTAATGCTGAAGACATTGTGATGCTACAGTTCCAGAACAATAACGGTATGCAATTATGTGCCGCTGAATTGGAGCGTCAGACCCGTGAAGTATCACAAGCGTTCTTGATGGGCGCGGCGACAGTCCGTGATTCAGAACGTACCACAGCATTCGAGGTCAGACGTATGACCGAAGAACTAGAGCAAACTCTAGGTGGTGTTTACTCACAGTTATCAGAAACAATGCAACAAGCTAGATTGGCACGTCTCATCGCCCAGATGAAACGTAATGGTCAGCTGCCGCCTTGGCCTGATGGACTTGTCGAACCTGTAGTTCTGACAGGGATGGAAGCGTTGGGTCGTGAACAAGATGTCAACAAGGTGCAGACGGCATTACAATTCTTACAGGGTATGCCGCCTGACATGATGAAGTTCATCAAGATGGATGTGCTTCTTGGTAAAGCCTTTCATGGTCTGGATTTACCTGACGCTGTTCGTAATCAAGAGGAAGTACAAGAAGAACAGATGCAACAAGCCCGTCAACAGGCTATGGCGGCTGGCGCACAAAGTGCCGCATCGCAAGCCGGAATGCAGGGTGCAGAAGCAGTTGTCCAACAAGCAATGAGCCAACAATAGTGAGGTAATATGAACGATACAGCGCAAGCAGACATGGTGCCAGGATCTGATGAATACAATCAAAGTATGATTGATAAGTTTCAGAACCAAGGTGACGGTGCAGTACAAGGTGACCAACCTGATCCCGTACCGACAAACCCAATGCCAGAAGGTGGATTCGATAAATTCTACGATCAATCAACCGGTCAATATAATTGGGAGAACCATGCTAAAGAACTGCAATACAGGCTGTCACAACAGCAACAACCTGAACAGCCGGTGGAAGACAAACAGACCGGTGAAGAGGCGGAGCAACAAGCAGCCGTCAACGACATCATCAGTCAAGCTGGACTCGACCCCAACACGTTGCGACAACAACTCGAAGACAACGGAGAACTCGCAGAAGACGCGATGGTTGCGTTGGAGCGGGTCGGACTTCCGCGAGACATTGTAGAGACGTATGTCGAGAACCTAAACTTCAGGCGTGAGCAAACTATCAACGAAGCATTAGACTACGTTGGCGGTGAGCAAAACTGGCGTGATATGGTTGATTGGGGTCTGAATAATCTCTCTGAAGGTGAGATCGAACAGTACAACAATCTTCTAGGTACTCCTGAGTGGCGTATCGCAGCGGACGCTATTGCTGTTCGCATGGGCGATGCCGCACCAAATCGTGTTGGAGAGCCAAGTCTAATGTCAGGTCAGCAACAGAACGGATCGACCTTTGGTTACCGCTCTAAGTCTGAAATGAAAGCAGATATGTCAGACCCAAGATATGCACAAGACCCATCATTCCGTCAGGATGTGATGCGGAAGATGCAGTCAGCAACATGGGATCTAGATACAAACTAAGAATGGGGGGTCTTCGGACTCCCTATTTTTTACTAATTAAGCGTTCTTCTGCCCGATAAAGTCGGTGCAATAGGTGATGCACATAAGTAAGTCAGACCCGATAAGTCGGATAATCTGCGCCGAAGATGGTGATAACCGACCCTAAATCAAATCTTAACTCAAAAACATGGAGAATATGTTATGGCTTTTGGCGATAACTCTAGTCCAGTTCGCTTTGGTAAAGGTCAGTCGAACCCAGTAGATAATAGGTCACTTTATTTAGACCTGTTTGGTGGCGAGATTATCACGGCCTTTGATAATGCTACGGTCACTCTTGACAAGCATACTATCAAATCTCTCAGCGGCGGAGCAAAGTCTTACCGTTTCCCTAAGACATGGAAAGCGGAAGCAGAATACCATACCCCTGGTCAAGAACTCTTGGGTAATGACTTCACTACTGGTGAACTAACCATCAACGTAGATGACATCCTCGTATCGCACTATGCGATTGCTGATCTGGATCGCATCTTGTCACACTTCGATATGCGTAGCATCATTTCAAAAGAAATGGGTACAGCATTGGCTAAAGTGTTCGATAAGAACGTATTCCGCCAGCTACTTCTCGCAGCGCGTGATACCGGTTCGTCACCTTTCCCGGGTGGTGAGTCCATCGCAGACGCATCTCTTGCGGCAACCGGTGGTGTCTATAACGGCATCGATTGGATTGACGCAATCCGTGACGCAAACATTCGTTTGTTCAACAAAGACGTACCAGAAGATATGCCGCGTTATCTCGCGGTTACCACTGAAGTCTTTGATGCAATCAAGTATGCCAAGGACAGCAACGGTCAGTACCTAGTACTAAACCGCGACTTCCAAGCAGACGCAGCCGGTGGTATTTCAAGCCGCGCTGAAACCATCAAGATCGATGGTGTGACAATCGTTAAGTCACGCAATATCCCTGCTACAGATGAGTCAGCATCAACTGATGTTTACTCTAAGTATCGTGCAGACTTCTCAAACACCGTTGGTGTTATGTGGTGTCCGCAAGCTGTAGCAACCGTTAAGCTGATGGATATCAGCATGGAAAACGAACGGGATGTTCGCAGACTTGAAGATTTCATGGTTGCAAAGATGTTTGTAGGCCACGGCACTATGCGCCCAGAAATGGCTATCGAATTGAAGACAGCCTAATTTTATCGGGAGAGTCCATGTGGCTCTCCCTTTTTTTTACAGGAGTGAACTATGTCTTTGACAAAACTAGAAGCAGTCAACATGGTTCTGGATGCTATCGGTGAGTCACCGGTATCTTCCCTGACATCTGGTCTGCCTGACGCGGAAGCGGCTGAAGCCAAGCTAGACGAAGTACGGGTTGAGATTTTGTCACGCGGTTGGCATCAGAACATTGAAAAAGACGTGACGCTCAAGCGTGACGCAAACCAAGAAATTCTTCTATCAAATATATATTTGCGTGTGGATAGCACGGGCGGTGACAAAGGTATCAATGTTGTACAGCGATACTCTAACGGTAAACGTAAGCTGTTTGATGTTAATAAGCGTACCTTCATTTTCACAAAGGATCTTGTAGTTGACCTGATCATCGATATCCCGTTTGAGGAATTGACAGTCGAACTACAGAACTACATCGCGTCACGCGCAGCGCGTAAATTCCAAGAGTCTTCCCTTGGCTCATCATCACTAGACTCATTTACAGTACGCGGTGAAGCGGAAGCGTGGGCGGGTCTGCAAGATGCAGAAGCTGAGAATGAAGATAACAATATCATAAGATCATCACCTCATGTGTCTTATGCAACGTACAGATTTCATCCAAGTTGGGGGAGATAAGATATGGGTAAACTGGTCGAGCAGTCTATTAAGACGATGTATCAGGGGGTTTCCCGACAGCCTGATCCCGTGCGTCTGCCCGGTCAGGTAGAAGAGGCAGACAACATTTTGGTATCTATTGTGTCTGGTGGTATCGAAAACCGTCCAGCGTCTAGATACATCAACGATATTAGCTACATTCAACCAACTGACACCCCCGCTATTTATGCGTATTCGCGTGATGCGCTAGAGCGGTATATGATCATCATCAATGATGGTGACCTTAAAGTTTATGACCTAGATGGTGTTGAGAAGACTGTCAACTTTCCGGACGGCAAGACATACCTTGCGTCTACCAATGAAAAAGATGACTTCAGCTTTGTGACTATCGCAGACTTCACAATTATTGCAAACGCGCAACAAGTAGTCTCGATGGCCCCAAACACATACACACAATCGCCTCGCGCTCTGGTCAATTGTCGTACCACAAACACTAATAGTAACTATAAGATCCAGATCAAAACTACTGGCGGTTGGAGTACAGTATATAACAAGACTGTTACTACTGCGCTTTCTAACACTCAACTAGCCGATGATGTGAATGCTAATATAAGTTTACCAAGTGGCTTCAGTAAGTATCGACTTGCAGAGACAATTGTTATTACAGGTAACCAAGATTTCCAAGTAAGACACTTTGGATCTGACGCTACCTATGGCTTCTGGACAATGACAGATACCGTTCCACAACGGGAATATCTTCCAGCTAAAGCCCCTGATAACTATTACATCCGTGTAGGTCAGAACATCGATGGTGATCAGTTTGGTTATTGGGCTAGGTTTGATGCTTCCGAAGGTGGCTGGGTAGAAAGTGTAAATCCATATGAAGAAAATGAGTATGAGATATCTACTATGCCTCACTTCTTGGTTAGAGAAGCTGATGGCACATTTACCTTTAGACAAGGCGACTACCCTGAACGTATTTCAGGTGACAATGATATCGTACCGCCGCCTGATTTTGTAGGTGGTAAGGTCAGCGCACTTGCGTTCCATCGGAACAGACTAGCATTTGTGTCAGGTGAAAATGTCAGCTTTAGTCAGTCTGGTAAGTATTTTACCTTCTGGCCTGACTTCAGTACTCAGACGCTGGACTCTGATTCATTCGGTCTTACAGCTTCATCGGAGACAGTGAACGACTTACGTCACGCTGTTGGTTTCCGTAAAGCACTCTTCTTGACATCTAACAAAGCACAATTCGAGGTGTCAGGCGCAGCGGTTCTTACACCGAAGTCAGCAACAGTTGACCTTGCCACGTCATATCTAACAGAAGAAAAGTGTAAGCCTATTACGCTGGGAAACAAGCTGTACTTCGCGGCCAAGTCAGGTCGTGATGCTATTGTCTTTGAGTACACTTACTCTGACGAACAGGTGTCAAACGTAGCGTCCGACATCACGCTCCATGCGCTGGGATACATTCCAGCCCCTATCGGGCGGATGGCTGGTGACCCTACCAACGATATGCTGATGCTATTGTGTGACGAAGAACCCAACGCTCTATACATATACAAGATGTATTCAGATGGTGGTGCAAAGGCACAGTCAGCGTGGGCGCGTTGGACATATGGCGAAAATACAAAAATCAAATGGATGGAAGTGATCGATGGTGAATTATTCATGGTCTTGTCGCGTAACGGCACAGTGTTCTTCGAGAAAACTTTCCTACGTTACGAACTATCTGAAGATAAACATCCATACCAAATCGCGATGGACAGACAGGTTGCAATTACCGGTGTTTATGATGTCACGACAAATCTCACAACATGGACAACACCGTATGATCATCAAAACAAAGCCAGCCTTATTCTTTCGACTGACTTTCCAGCTGGTCAAAAAGGTGAGGTGCTTACAATCCAGTATCCATCGACCACTACCATTACGGCGGTGGGTAACTACAGCGGTGGTGACGCGATAGCTGGTGAGGTCTTTATGTCCTCTGTGGTGCTATCTAATCTATACCCGCGTGACCCAAATAACTTGAGAATTGCGATAACGTCTGGTCGTTTCCAGCTTCGTAATATCCAATTTAATTACAAGACTACTGGTTTCTTCAAAGTCGAAATCACACCTGACTTCCGTCAGCCTGTAACCTTCCAGTTTACTGGTCGTGTTGTGGGTAGTGGTACTTCTAAAGTTGGTGTCGCACCAGTAGAGGAATTAGGTCAATTCAAAGTACCGGTCAGGGCTAATTCTAATAAAGTTAAAATTAGGATTTTCAACGACACTGAGAAACCATTCAACGTCACATCAATCGATTATGTGGGCTATTTCAACGAAATTACGAGACAGGGGTAACATCATGTGTATGACATTAATGGTCGCACAATTAGCGATGACCGCTGTCGCGGCGCAACAAGCACAACAGCAAGCCAAACAAGCGGCGGCGGCCGCAGCGGCAAATGCGGAGTCTCAGTATGCGGCGGCTAAAGCTAATACTGAAGCACAGTATGCTGAGACTAATCGTAAGATTGCTGAGTCACAGATTGATGCATTGGATGAACGGTCTGACGCAATCAGAGAGTCAAACTATTCGATGGGAACATTCCGTGCCGCTGAGACTGCTTTGTCAGACTCATCGTTAGGAACAATTGCGTTTGAGCAAATGTACGGCGACAGTCTCGAAGCGGTTCGTATGGATCGTAATCAGAAACGAATGTTCTGGGCGTTAGAGTCTGAGAAGTCTGGTGCAGAAATCAACTACATAAATCAAACCACAGTGGCTCAGAATGAAGCCGGTAATCAGATACGAGAAGCTAACGCCAGAGCGTCAGAAGCGTTCATGGGGGCAATCGGTAGTGGTCTGAGTATTGGTGCTAAATATAACTACCAGCAAAAATCGCTGGGTAACATTAAAACGTCATAAGGAGTCGTTATGGTTGCTCGTTCCCAAAATATACTAGCGCAGACCAACGCTCCAGGTCAGGTATCTGCTAGAACTAAAAATAAATCTTTCAACCACGTTCAGGTAAATAAGGTTGCAACCCGTGAGGGGATCAATCCGTTTGCTGGTGACCTGACAAATGCTTTTAATGCTTTCTTCAACAAAGCAGGGGATGCTCTTTCGACATTACAAGCGAGTGAGTTTGAATCTGACAAGATAGATGCCCAACGTGAAGCAGTCCGTAGACGCACCATCGGTGCAAATGATGCTAAAGAAATGGCAGCATCTAACAACTACGACATGGATGCTGGAAAGGCGATGGCTAACTCTACCAGTGAATTCGCTGGTCAGTATGGTTACAGCCAAGCATTCCAAGAGTCATACGGACAAGCCATTGGCGGTAAGATGATAACTGATATGCAGATTGAATCTGTAGGCGTACCATCGGAACAGTTTGAAACTTGGGCATCCGATTGGTGGACAAAGCGGTTTGGTGAAGGTACTGGATCTGAGGTTGTTGATCTACAGGTACAGTCAGCCTTTAACAAACAGTACCAACAGATGCGTGTTGATAAGTCCTTAAAGACTATCGAGAACCAGCGTGAGGCGGCTCTAGAAGCGGCAAGTAACGCAGCGTCAACCTTCGTAACCCAGAAGGGTGGCTGGGGTCACACTGAATACAACAAGCTATTCACTCAGGTTAAGGGTATTAACCCAACGATGACTGAGGGCAAGGCACGGGCAGCAACGCTCGATATCCTTGCGTCCGCATCAATTGCTAACGGTCAGAAAAGCATACAGAACTTTCTGTCATTCCTCGATGCTTCAGATGTTTCTGGAGACGCAGGGCAACCTGTCGGAGTTACCGCACCATCATTATCTGAACGCTTTCCATTAGATATGGCTCAGTTACGTCAAAATGTCTATGCCAAGCAACAGGCGTTTGTGACTATGGGTGGTCAACAGGCAGCGGCTAATTTTTCAACGGCAGTTGCTCAAGCTATAACAACGACAGATGGCAATACGGCAAACCGTATCAGTGCTTTGAAAAAACTACATGCGAACCTTGGAGAACTTGCAAATACACCGGGCGTAAACGCACAGATGTTTGCAGAGGCTAAAGGCCAGCTAACCAACCAACTTATAACCGCAAGGTCTATGGCGGTGAATTATGAACGATTGGAGCATTTATCCAAAACAGGTGAATTACACCCAGCATTGAATGGTGAGGAAGTTAAAAAGATACTGCCTGAAATGCTAGGAGAGTTTGACTATAACTTCATAATCAATCGTGACCCGAATGCTGGCGTTATGGCTGGTAAGATACTGCAAGGTGCAACTAGCAGATTTGGTAATGATATACTTGATGATGATGTTAAAGACATGATCACTGCCGGTCTAACATCACCCGACCCCAAGGTACAGGCTAACGCATTTAATGTTATTACCAATATGTCTGGGAATAATATGGCTGTCGCTACTCAGATGATGGGTGAGGAGTTTGGTAAATTAAACTTACTGACTGCCGCATCTGATGGTTCAATCGAGTTCAACATGGATATGGCTAATCGTCCTGATCTCGTAGCAACTAGAGAACTAGTTAGGTCTAATGACATAGAGAGTTACTTTATCGAGGATTGGGCAAAACTTAACAAGGAAGAACGCGTTGAACCAGTAGCCGATTGGTTTGATGGTGTCTCTAACCAAATCTCAAAGAACTTCGGGATGGACGAATGGTTTAGCAGTCCTAATGTAAGTGACCAAGCTATGAAGGTGTTACGTCAAGTTACTGAAGACCAGATTGTTCAGATGCGTAATAGCGGGAATGGTCAGGTAGACCCAGAGGTCTTAAAGAACAGAGTGTCATCTGTAGCTGGCGCAATGCTGGCTATTAATGAAAATCGCTTAGTTCCTATGCGTGAAGTTCCAGACAACACGATACCGATTGCGAACAATGTGATGAACCCATCAGGTGTCATGGAGAATGTCATTGAGAATATGAACATGGCAGCAGACTCTATTCCAGATGGCTTGCGTAATCTTATTGTTAGCGGGTCTGGGTTGGGGATCATCGAAGATGGTGATGACATCAGTATTAACTATAATGAGGCCTTTGCAACAACAGGCGGTAATCTTTATCAGGTCACAAATGGTGGTTACAGCGTCACCCTACAAATCGGTAAAGAGATGACCGGCAACTTGCAGTATCGTGAAGACGGTGAATTGTATAGCTGGTATCAAACCGAAGATAACAATGAGCGTAAGTTCAAACTGACAGGTAACATTGTTACGGATGAGATGCTTCTAAAGCGTTATCTACATCCCGCAGTACGTCTAATATCTGAGGAAGCACAATCTGGCCAGCCAGCATATTATCGCCTAGCTATCGAACCTTATTTCAAAGATGTCGATGGTGATACGATGATGGAATCAGAACTTCAGTCACTATCAGAGTCCAGCAATTGGAAACCATCTGTTCCAGATTATAAGAACATGACGGAACAAGAAATTCAGTCACTACTATTCTAAGGAGACAACAATGGCGGGAATGTCCGACTATTTTGGAAAAAAGGACACCAGTGTCGCCATGCCAACTGATGGCATCATGAGTGAGGCTGAGTGGACTAATCAGTATTTCAGTGATGTAAACAGAGATATGCGGTCGGGTGGCTATATGTCACCCACCGATGGCTCAGTTAAACAACACTATCACGGCACTAATATCGAGAGCGGCATACAGAATACACATAACGCTATCTTAAACTATAAAGGCCCATCTGCTTTCAACAAAGAAGATGCTGACTACACTCAAAGCCGGTTCGACTTTATTGCGGCTGAAGAACAGTATCGCAACAGTATGTATATGCTGAATGGTGTGCCACACATCGGCTACGGGCTGAACCTAGAGGCTAATGGTGATATCGCCAGAGAAGTACTAAAGCTAGATGACAAAGGCTTCTCCAAGCTGATGTCAGGCGAAACGCTAATCACAGAACGTCAAGGACGATTGCTGTTTGAAGCGGCTGTTAAAGACGCTGAGAATGTAGTTTCAAATAAGTTAGAAGGAGTTCCCCTCAATGCTACCCAACGGATTGCTCTGGTCAGCATGGCATACAACGCGCCCGCCCTTATCGGCCCTAATCTTACGAAGCATCTCAAGGCTGGTTCAGCGGAAGATGTCAGCTATGAAATCCTTAACAAGTCCAACGGAAACGGACTTGCCGCGCTCGACTCCAGACGTAAAAGAGAACACGATATGTTCTTCGGCTACGACAAAAAGTGGGCTGAAGTCAGTAAAGGTGATGATTTAAGATCTGGGTTTAATATTGCTTCTTTGTTTGGAATAAGTACAGCACAAGCAGGAACACTAAACCCAAGTGGTCGAAGCGATATCTATGAAGCGCCTATAGGTAATAAGCCTAATAAGATCTTAGCGGCGATGGCTGTTCATGGTCACGATATGCAAACAATAGAGACTGAGAAATCAGTAGATATACCAATACCAAAGCCTCGACCAGATAGACCTAAGTCAAAAGACCCAATGATGAAATACAACAACATCAATGATTTTGCTAAAGAGGTTTATCCTTCTCTGTTCCAAAAACTTACGCGTCCACAAGTTGCCACACCCGCACGGGCGTATGGTTTCTACAAGGCGCAAAAAGCTACATTCAACTTTGAGACTGAGACATACGGTAATGATTTCTTCAATCCTAACGAGATGGATACACTGAAGAACTTTGTCTTGTATCTAGAGTCACAAGGTAAAACATCTGCACAATACTACGACTACGATGAGTTCTTCGGAATTCGAGAAGTCAACGGTATGTATCTGTCAGAGGTTGTTGGATCGGCAGAAGGTCTGGAGCGCATTCAGTCTGAGTATGGAAAACGTGGCATCAAACGCCTCAACGATCAGGAACTTCATGAAGCAGCGTATGGTACAGACAGCTTACTAGGTGAAACGGCTGATCATTACATCAGCATGGCAAAGCTGGCACAAGATAGCTTTGACCCCGTACTAGCACTTGGTCTGACCATTGGTCGCTTCTCGTTCTCGCGTGATGACCAAGGGCGTATTGTCATCGAGGATGTCTATAACTTTACGGGCATGAAGAAGCGTGACTCTGCTTATAGCAAAGAGCGTGGTGCTACAGATGACAGAGGCGAAAAGCCAGCATTTAAATTTAGACTTGTATTATAAGGAGAACTAGATGGCTGATCCAGTATTTGCTGATTCAGGTCATTTTACCCAACAGGAACTACCTGAGTCACCCTATGACCGTAGAGAGGTCGTGAGAGCGCGTCAGGCGGTGTCGGGTAGTGACTACCAAACACAACAGTCAGCCGGATCACTTGGCTTCTTCGCTACGTCTTACGAGATGTATATGCAAGAGACTATGGTCGGTGACATGATGCGTTATGGCATCGTGCCAGTTGATAAGCGTTACTTTAACTATGAGTACAAACCTGGTGGGTTCAACCCGTACAAATACTTTGTGGACAACCGCGACACATTGGCGGATATGGAACTTCACATCAAGTCTTACTTGTTTGAAGATGTCTATGATGAAGAACAATTCAAAGCGCGTGTAGACAGACTACGGACTGCACAAGGTTATCGCGACCAGCTACAGAACGGCAACTTCGCCGGTATGCTGGTTGGTGGTCTTGCTGGGTTCGTTGACATTACTACACTCATTCCCGGCGTTGGTTTAGCTAAAAAAGCTAACACGGTTAGACGCATCGGTAGCTGGGCATTGGCTGGTGGTTATTACTCAGCCGTACAGGAAGCTGCACTACACACACGTCAAGAACTCCGGACAATGGATGAGTCAATCTATAACACCATCGGTGGTGTAGTTATCGGTGGTGGCTTTGGTGTCTTTGGTCGTGCGTTAGATCCATCGTCTCCTATGTATTACAAAGGCCCTAACAACCCGCTCAGTCCAAGCAACCCTGTCCGTATGGGCATCGGTCGTATTGGTGCAGGGATGGCAAACAATGTGGTGCTAAAGCCTATCATCAAGAACGGTGAGGCTACATGGAAACTAGCCGCTGAAACACCGGTCGGTCAGTCCGTGGGCGCGGCCGCCGCTAAGACAACTGAACTTGCTAAAGCTGGCGCAGTAACAGCGCAGGGCGCGGCAAGAGTACCTATCAAAGCTATTGGTAAAGGCGGTGAGTTTGTCACCAAGAAACTTGGCGCAGTAGTTAGTCCTATCGTTTTTGGACTAACATCACCATCAAAAACCATGCGTAATTACACTGAAGATAGTTTTAACATTGGCGGTATTATGACCGAAGGAATGAAAGCGGGTAACGCTAAACATTCTGTCGAAGACAAAAAGTTAGTGCGTCAACAGGTTTTTGAAAATGAAGTTCTGGCGATGGCGAAAGATGAGTACATCAGTCTGCGTATCGATCTTGCTGATGGAAAGCCATTTAGTGACACAGCAGCGACCCTAGCGGACGCTGGTCAACGCTCTAAACAATTAGGTAAAGATATACTGTCAGGGATTGATGGTATGAGACAGCGTCAGAGGAAGTTGACTGAAGACAAAGTTCTTAACGAATGGGAACTTCACGATCTTACGATGAAACAATTATTTGATGATATCATTCCTGACGAGATGGCAAACCTCGTAGGGCGTTTTGGTGAACAGGGCGCAAATCTTATCATTCAATCAGCAAAACGTCAGGCTGATCGCATTCACAAAATGAATGAACATCATGCTGATGTAATGCGTGAGAAAGGTTATGAGTTCGAGGACTTAGGTAAAGACTATGGGGTTGCACAGCTTTGGAATTCTAAAGGCATTCGCGACAAGACTGATGAAGCCCGTATGTTCTTTCATGAAGTACTAGGCACTAAACCGTCTGATGATTTCATCGAAGAGTATGGACTGACACCAGAACAGTTCGAGAAACTAGGGCGTGAGGAAGTCACAGTCACAGTTAATGGTAAGTCCGAAAAGCTAAACATCGAGGAAGGTCGTATTCAAAAGACAGAGATGTTGGAAGAGTGGAATGCTGGTGAGAAGTCACTAGAAGAAGCGGAACTTGAAGCGCAGATCGCAGCGGCTGAAGAAGCTGTTGTTCGCACTCAGCGTGACGCTGTTCTTGCTGGTCGCTCTCAACGCACACACTGGACTGACATTAAGAATGCGTCACTCGATGAACTAAAGAAGCTATTGGATAAAAAGAACGCACAACGTGCGAGGTCAAAATCTGAAGTCGATAAGCTAAAAGCAGAACGTAAGAAAGCTGGTGAGGAACTAAAAGCAGCAGAAGAAGAAATGAAGATACGCGCCAATCAGTTTCATGACACAACTACAGCCGTGGCTAAGAATAAAAAACAGCGCGGCGCAAACGTCAAAGAAGCTGAAGCACTTCTCAAGATGGTTGAGGGCGAAGGTACAGGAGCATCTAAGGCAGATAATGATTTTGCCCGTGATCAAGTGGTACGCGCTGACAACGAATTGAGACTGTCAGGTGACGATGCGCTGGACGCGGCTGTCAAAGAGGCGGCTAAGAAACCAGTAAGCAGCCGGCGATTGGCTACACTACAAGAGCGTATTCGCCAGCTTGAAATGCGTATCAAGACAAAACAAGACGCTATGGACGCGTTGGATCTCAAACTTGAGGCATTTACCAAAACTGTCGCTGAAGCAACCATGCGTAAGCAGTCACTCATCGACATGAAGAAACTGAAGACAGCGTTAGCTAACGAGACGAAGAAAGTCGCTCGTAAAGCCAAACGTGATCTAAAGAAACTAAAGCGTAAAGCTAAAGCAACTGAAGCTAAAGCACCATTACATCTCTATATTGATGATTTACTGTTGAAGCTAGGTAACAAAAAGAAAGACCCATTTGGTGGATACGATAGTGAATTTGTAGTTACTGAATCTGGAAGAACTAAACGCAGACACATCAGACTGACTAATGAGCAACGCCGTAGGGCTATCGAGTTAGGTATTCTTGATGCTGACCTATATGCCATTCTTAGTAAGTCTGTAGATGATCTGACCACACGCTTTGCGCTGAATGATGTATTCGGTAACAAGGGCATAAGTCAGATGATCGAGGATATCCAAACTGGTATTCGCGATGACTTTAGACCTCTAATCGATGCGGCAAAGAAAGCCGGTAAGAACCGCAGAGTTCGTCAGCTAGAAGGTCAACAACGTAAATCACTCCAACATGTTGAGTTTGGTTTTGCTAGACATCTAGGTGTATTAGGACTCCCTGAAAATGCAGAGTCTATATTGGCATGGGCTGGGCAAATGGCACGTCAGTTTAACTATGTGCGTTATGGTTCTGGCTTCTTGATCCCGTCTACGGCTGATCTGGCTAACGTCACGTTTACATCAGGCTTCGGCACGTTCACTGCTAAGAACTTTAAAGCATGGAACAGAACGATGTCCGGTATGAGCAATCGTGAGATCAGACTGTTAGCTATTGGCTCTGAGCGTATCTTACACAACAGTACTGTGATGAAGATGAACCAAGCAGAATCTGCAAGGGAACTGACGGGTGTTGGTGATTACGGCACAAAGACACATTACACAACAAGCACGATTGAACGTGTTCTAGGTGGTCTATCAGAAGCGACTAATGTTACGTCTGGTATGTCATGGTGGAACACGCGCATGAAAGCACTGGCTATGGTCGCTATGCAAGACACTTTTGTCCGGCATCTGAATAGATGGGATGCCATTTTAGGGTCGGCTTCTGCCAACAATTTAGCCTCACAAAAGATCATCGCTGAGATGGCCAGTGTAGGGCTGGGTGCGGATCAAATCCGTGCAATCAGAAAGATGATGGCTAAACATGAGCCAGAACTTGCAGAAGGTGTGTATGAGTTAAATATGGGTCGTTGGCTCGAAGAAGGTTTCGAGGGTCAGCAAGCATATGAAGCCGTTAATATCGCGCTCAACAGTGTAGCAACACGCGCCATTATGACACCAGGTAAAGGTGACACGCCGTTCCTGATGTCCAGAAACTACGCAAAGATGTTGCTACAGTTCCAGACATACGGTTTCGTAAGTCTCAATAAGTATATGCTCCCTGCTTTCCAGCGGATGGCGCAGTACGGAGACATGCAAGCGTTTATGTCAATGGTTCTAGCAGCCGGTCTTGGCTATGGGATTGTGGCGGCAACTGACCTTAAACGTAGTGGTGAGATAAAGAAAAGATCATTAGGACAGTGGGGATACGACATCGTAGACCGCGCAGGGTTCTTAATGTTCCTATCGACACCCATATCAGCCGGTATTCAACAAGCTGGTCTTGGGGGTTCATCCCGATACTCGATGGAAAAGAACCGTCTGGCTCTGCTTGCAGGGCCTTCAGGTGGTCTTATCAACGACTTGTTGGATCTCAAGGATGCTACTGTCGCCGGAGACGGTGACCGATTTAGTCAGGTTGCAACAAAGCTGATGCCGTTCAAGCTATACAAACAGATAGCAGACGTGGCTTTAGAAAAATTCTAACAAAGGGGGCGAAATGCCCCCACACTTTTTCAGGAGAAACAAATGGCTTTTGCTAGAGATGTTTACGAAGTGACAGATGCGGCGGGTGAAACCGACTTCAATGTCAACTTTGCTTATCTTCAAAAGTCTCACGTTAAAGTGTCAGTGAACGGTACAGCTACCACAGATTTCAACTGGCTCAACGATGGACAGATACAGCTTGTAACTGCCGCACCATTTGGTGCAATCGTTGTCTTAACGCGTGAGACATCACCGGCTGAACGGCTGGTTGACTACCAGACAGGCTCAGTTCTGTCTGAAGAAATTCTTGATACCGACAGCTTGCAGGGCTTTTTCCTTGCTCAAGAAGCTAATGATGTTAAAGAACTTGTGCTTGCCAAAAACGCGCAAGATCAATGGGAAGGCGCAAATAGACGTATTACTAATGTGGCTGCCCCAATTGATAACAACGATGCTGTAAACAAATCGTTTATATCCACAAATCTTCCAGCGATTAACAATGTAAACGCAAATCTTACACAGATTACCGATGTTGGTAATTCGATATCAGACATCAGTCTAGTCGCCGGAACACTTGATGCCATCGAAGAGATTGCAGCTGGTGGTACAGCCACAGAGATTGCTGGGTTTAACAATTACTATAAACAAGGGGCAACCGCTCCCGCTCAACTTGAAGGTCGTATGTGGTTTGACACCCAGACCGACACGTTGAAGGTTAGTGATGGTGCTTCTTTCCTACCTTATAACACAAGCGTTCAGACTGAATTTCAGGGTCTGTATGTTGACGCTGACGGTTCTCTAAAGTGGACACACGGAACAGCTAACAACACATTTGTAACATCGGATTATAATGATTGGTTCTTCGCGTTGTCAGATGTTGAAATACTCATCGACACAGATGGTCACTTGAAAGTGAGGTACTAATTATGTTTGAAGTCGATCTAGGAAAAATCAAATTCTCATGGCGTGGCCCTTACGATAATACAACCACTTACGAAAAAGATGATGTTGTATCTCAATCAGGCACTTCATTCGTTTGTATCAACAGTGTGACCGGAGTTACACCCGTAACATCCGCTAATCCGTTTTGGCAAGTGATGGCGTTAGGCTCAGACTTAGGCTCTGTGGCAGCAAACGCTGGTGATATCTTTTATTATGATGGCTCTGCATTTCAGAATGTAGGGGCTGGCGCACAAGGCCAAGTTCTTACACAAGGTGGACTTAATGTACCAGCTTGGCAAACACCAGACCTTGTTGCGCCGGTAATTCAACAACGTGCATACACAGACTATGTCCGCGCTGTCGTCACTTCTGGAAGTTTCTACTACTTTGGACAGAGTGCAACCGGTGTCACAATAACCCCTCGTAAATTTACTAGCGTCATAAAGTGCGAGATTGAATTATTTGGTGAGCCTAATAGTCATAACGCTAGTTATCGAGTTCAATACTCAACAGATGGTGGAACAACATGGTTGAATTTGCGTATGTCAATATACGGCGCAAATCGACACGGGCAATTCGGCGCGTATGAGGTTGACTATTCATCAACACCTGGCCACTCATCTTGTACCTTGCTCCAAGCCTTTTCAACACTCAACCCGATTTCCTTTAGAATAGCTTGCTATAATGGCAATTGGACAGCTAACGGAACTGTTACTGCCGCATATGAAAACGCGCAAAGTACAATAATCCTGTCAGAACTTAATTCTGATTTTAACTCAATCACTTACAATGGAGGCACATAATGGCTGTTGTAGACCTTGGCAAATTACGCTTCGATTGGAAGGGTGATTTCAGCGATGCCACACCATATGAAGAACGTGATGTCGTAAGGTATCAAGGTGGTATATGGTTTTTTACTGCTAACCACTTTGGGCCTTGGAATCCATCAAATGTAAACATCATGCTTGAGGGTATTGATGTCATAACTTCTGAGGGGGATTTGATTACTGGTGATAGTAGCGGTCTAAATTCTAGACTTGCTGTTGACTATGACTTTACAGGCGACCTTGGCGCAACACGCGCCGGTTCAAAAGCAATTGTCAGTAAAAGCACAGTTCCCGCACCAGCATCACAAACAAAGTATCTGAATGTTAATTCAGGTAATTTATATCTTGCAAACGCTGCGCCAACATCAACAACTTATGTGATTACCGTTGCTCAAGACGCTGGTAACAATAAGTTCTTTATTGATGGTGTTGTAGCAACTGCGCTGACAATGGTGCGCGGTAGCACCTACATCTTTGATGTATCTGATGCAACCAACACTGGGCATCCTTTCCGAATTAAGGAAGATGGTGGTTCAGCCTATACTTTAGGTACAACAATAACAGGAACAGAAGGCACGGCTAACGCCACAGTAACCTTTACTGTTCCAGAGTCTGCACCAGATGGTTTGAGATATTATTGTTCGATCCACGGTGATCCGATGGGCAATGCTATTACCGTAACCGGTGGTACTCAGGTTGTTGCATCTTATACACCTTTTGAGCAAGACACCATCACTCTTGATGTGTCTGACACTTCTATGGTTGGTCACCCACCTCGTTTCAGTTCAATACCAAATGGTATCCACGGCAATCAGACAAATACACATGTCTCTTATATTGAGGATAGCAATGGTAATAAGTATCTATCAGTAACGTCAAATGTTGCTGGGATGACTAATGGTGGAACAGCGGTCACAGTTCAACGCCCTATTTACTCTTATGTAAATGACTCAGCGTTCTCACCAACATACACAGGGTCAGACTGGCCTTATGTACTGGTGACAGGAACTGTATCAGCGGACGCAGACATAACAGCGACTATTTCACAGAACACTCTGTCAGATGGTACTGAAGTACTTCTGATTAATGGCCGTCCAGCATACCAACACGTTAATGACACCTTTGATACTATTACTGGTATTGGTGGTCTATGGGTTGCTTTTGATGATACAGGGGCAACAACAACGACTGCTTATGGAACAGTAAGCATGTTCGGGCATACAACCGTTGATAACATCACCTTTACTGGTACTGAGGGTACAGTGGGCGCAAACATAGTTTACGCTATCCCACCGACTGCCCCAACCATCTATATGTATGACATGACTGAGACTAGTCCGTTTACAACACTAGAGATCAATCCGGTCGCCCATCCGCTGACTTCAAGCATTGGATACACAACTGCAAGTTCTGTTATCCAGATCGTAAATGTGAACGAATTACGGATAAGTTATGTAAATCAGGGTTCATTGATGTCAAACAATGTTTGGTATGATGGATATCTCCATGTCTATACGCCAACCGGCTATACCGCAGCTACTTGGGATAATAGACAGCTTACTACGATTCAGGAACCAGGTGGGGCTTGGGATCAAGGTGAATTCTTCAGACCACAAATAACCCTAAAGGCTGACACTGGAGCAACCGTAGGTTTAAAGCATATGATTAGAATGCACGTTGGTTGGGATCACACTTCTAGACACCAAGGCGGGCGTATTATGCGCCGTGCATCTTCAGACGGTGGACAAACTTGGGGAAGTTGGGAAACAGCCCCAGGCCTTGTTGAATCATATACTGCTGCAACTTCACGAAACGATGTCCATTTCGGTGTTTATGCGTACACAACCAACGCCGCAACCTATGTCTATCAGGGTGAGAATGTTGTGTTACCGTTTGTAGATCAAGCGGTGACTCCGGGCTACACCTATCAGTATAAGGTTCAATTTAAAATACTGAATAACACTGGTTACATCTATAATGGGTGGACATACGGTTATAACAATCAGCTTTACGGTCGAAAAGGTACAGCTAACTGGACTATTGAAGAGGTGTTGCTATGACACAAACAACTATTGATCTAGGTAAGATCAAATTTAACTGGCGCGGTACATACGATGTCACTGCGTCTTATGTTAAAGATGACGTTGTGGAGTACGGTGGTTCTGCTTGGGTAGCAACTAACAGCATAACTGCTTCTGCACCACAGACACCTCATCCAGCGTGGGATCTAATGGCACTAGGGGGCGACCCTGCATCCACTATGACCACACAAGGTGACCTTTTAGTTAAAGGGGCATCGGGATTAGAACGCCTAAGTTTAGGTTCTGCCGGACAAGTTCTAAAAGTAAATTCTGCCGGTAACGGATTAGAGTATGGTGTGTCCGTTCCATCAGGAACTGAGGTATTGGTTCAGCGTTCCTATGAACAATACAGAGGTGGAGCATGGACTAACAGTATAACTATGGCTTGGGTACCAGGATTGTATTATAACTTCACACCGCTTTACTCAACCTCACGCTTAAAGTTTATAGTTGGCTTTCACGCAAGACGCGCACTGGCTTCAGATCTAATTTGTGAATTGAATATTGGTATTTCAAACACAGATGGAACTGGACTGATATACCAACAAGAGCGTTTCCAACACTCGAACCACTCGACTACATACCAGAACACTTGGGCGCATTATGAGTTGGAAGTAAAACGAAATTATAACCAAACGTGGGGAACAGACGCAAAGCGTATTGGAATACTTTCGGCTGCTCACAACAATGCTAACTACAAAGGCATGTTTCATGCCACCACTTGGACAAATTATACCCAAGCTGGCGTAGGTAATAATGCGTATCCATATTGGATTATGGAAGAATACATAACACTGACATAAGGAGACTGTGATGAGTACAGTAAAATATGACCTAGCTATGCACAGTCTCTGTGCGGGCAAACAATATGGATGCATGGATGAAACATACGAAGGTATCGTGTGGAACGATGAGGGCGATAAGCCTACCCAAGAACAGTTGGAAACTGAATGGGCAAAGATTGAAGCACAAGCTACAATAGATACCCGAAACATGTCTCGAATAGAGCGTTACCCTTCTACAGATCAGCTTATTGTTGCTATGTGGGAAAAGCTAGTGGAAACAGATGGTCTTACATCTGATGACATCGCGGACATTCAGACACAACGGTTAGCCGTTAAATCTGAGTTTCCGAAATGATAGATCCACAGGCAGCTTTAGAAAAGCATGAGGCTGAATGCGC